GAACCATCTTCTATATCAAAAGGGTGCTTTGTGTTTTCAAAGCCCCACTTTGCAAACTCAGAAGGAACAACAACTCTATCCATCTCGTGAGTCTTGGCAATCCAAGCCTTTGAAACTTTTGTGGTCTCAATGCCAGCAGTAACGTGAGTACAAAACTTACCCTTACGAGAAAACTCATGCGGAATGCCTATGTGAATATGTATGTCAAAAAACTCTTGTAGATTATCCGAAGGTATCTGCTTTTGCAGCAAGCCGTCAATCCATTTTCTTTGGTCGTCGTCGCCAAGAATCCAGCCAGTAGACCCCCAGTTGAGAGGAGAGACATAAATATCTAAAATATCTTCTCTATCTCTAAGTGTTCTTAAAACTAAGCGAGAATGTTCGCCATATCCAGATTGTGTCAACACTGGACCTTCAACCAATACTTTGTATCTCATATTACTTCAGTTAACTCCCAACCTTTATAGTTTCTAGTTGACCAAGAGCCATTCTTTTCAACAGTTCTTGTCAATTCTTTGTCCCACTGATCAACATAAGACTGAAAACCATAGTTATCCAAAACATGTTGACGACCTTTCTTTCCAAGTTCAGCTCTCTCTTCCTTGGACATATTATACATCTTTTCAAGTGCATCAATAAAGTCCTCTTTTGAAATTCTATCTTCATATATGTAAGGCACCTCTTGCGAACCAATAACTGCCTTAGAGGCTGGCTCTATACCTATACCAAACCACTGTTTGCCATCAGTCACTTGCTCTTGGAGACCGCCTGTCATATTGACGATAATTGGGGTCTCCGTTGATAGTGCTTCTAATGTTGCAAGACCAAAACCTTCCGCATCAGAAATGTTCAATACGCAGTCAGAGGTATTATATAAACAAGACAACTCAGGAAGGCCAACTTTCTGCACGGATATTGCAACTTCACTTTGCATGTTCGTTTCTTCAATGATCGCAGTTAAATCTTGACCATTAGGATCGTTGGGTTCTGTATGCATGATAAGCAAGCACTTACCTCTACCAATTTTTTCAACAAACTCGTGATACCACCAAAGAACAGACCCAGACATCTTTCTACGAGCATTTCTATTATTCCAGAAAAAGATAAACCTCTCCTCTCCTGCATCGTTGTAAAATGACTCATTAGCTTTTTTGAATTCTTGCAATTGGCTGTCTGGCATTCTTTTGAAGATGTCTGTATTCACGGTATGAGGAATTCTAACACTATCAACTTCTGGAGCCACAACATTAACGATATCATCTGATACCTTGCTTATTGTTGCAACCAAATCATTAGATAGGTAGTAAGGCCTATTAAACTTAGGATAAGGATAGTTATCCCAAACGTGATAATAAACTAAGGAACAAACTGACCTTATTTCATTTTCAATTTCCCACAACCATCCCCAAAATCTTGGGTCAGTCATTATCCATACAATGTCTGGTTTAAATGATTGAATAAAAGACCGAACTTGATCTTGTGTTCCATAACCATCCACTGGGTATATGATCCAATCATCTCCATACTCTTCCACTCTAATTGGCGTGTAGTCAGGATGGCGAATCGCACCACCCATATTTACAAATTGATATCTTCCAGTTTTAAGAAGACCTTCAATCATATATCTAGTTTGCCCAGCAACACCAGAAGGCGCTAGTGGGCTATCCGCTAGGACAAGTACTTTAATTTTTTCCATGTGCTATTCCTTATGTACAGTGCTTGGTCTTGTGAAACTCACACCTACTACAAGATAACCTATTTTTAACAAAGTTTTCACTATTAATGTGATTAATTGCTTTGGACAAGAGATCAATAGCGTTAGCAACTCTCTTCTTGCCGTTGGTGACCCTAAATATTTCCACCTTCTTGCCTTTCGCAGTACGCTTCATTAGTGCAAAGTGAGTTTCAATTTGACCATGATCAACATTATACTTATTTGCAAAATAATTTTTATACAGACTTAATTGATAAGCAGTAATAGAATCATTCTTTTTTTCTGCTCTCCATCCCCAACTAGTTGTCTTCCAATCAAGGATGTGATACTTACCGTCTTCAGTCTTAATTACTAAATCAATAAAACCCTTGAATTTAAAGTCTGTTTCAAACTCACCTATTTCCTCAAAAAGAGGGTCTTCTATTTTGAACACCTCATATTTACCAAAATAGTTTTTCATCTCAGGAATGACATAATCAAACAAGTCTTGTGCCTGCTCGTGCATCTCAAGAACTAATTTTTTGTTTAGCTTTGAGTGATCAGGTAAAGATTTAATTTCTTTTACAAATTGTTGTTTAAATTCAGATTGTGTGTCAATGTTTTCATCCAGTATTAGTTTTTCATTGACGGCGTGGCAGGCAGACCCAAAAGCTGTATATTCGTTACCTACGAACGCTTTGATCTTGTCAAGGTAGACCAACTTGTGCTTGTAAGCACAGTCATTCCACAGTTTTAGTTCCGAGTAACTTATTCTCTTCCTTTGTTCTTGCTCCACGAGTTCTCCTTCTTCTTCTGCTAGTCGTAGCAGGCTTGGTGGATACTACTTTAGGCTCAGGATCAGGTACAACCTCTTCCTTAACTTCTTCTACAGTATCACTTTTTGCTGGAGAAGTCAAGCTTTTCTTGACTATCTTCTTGGAAAAAACAAATTGACCTGATAAAGATATGTTCTCTGCGTGATTGCCGATGACATCCTGATTTTCACAGGTATAATCCTCAGAGACGTTTATTCCTTCTTTTTCCAAAAATTTTATAACGTCTCCAAGATCAACTGTTTCGTATGGATCTGTTGCAAGTTTTCTTTTTTTGACTCTAACATCAACAACAATTTTACTTCCATCATTTTTACTAATCTTCATTATTTACTCCTCGCATTAAGCTTTTCAAGTTTGGTATACAAAGCTGGGCTAATCCTTAATAGTTTATCATAGTCTCCATGAAAATAAAACGCCTCAAATCCATTTGCAAAATATTCTCTCAATGAGGTGATAGCATAAGGACTATAGAACAAGTTCATTGAGATAGGCGTAAGAGTTGCATACCCAATATCAAAATATAAAACATTATCAAAATTATTAGAATACTCTGGATTTTTGAAATCTTGATAGTTCAAATCATAACCTTCAGTGTCTAGAAGATGAAACAACCTCTCTCTCTTGCCTAAAAACTCTCTCTCTAAAGATCCATCTGAATAGATATCTAAAAAATGCTCTTCTTCTACCGAATGTGCAACTTCATGCACAATATCATCAACCATATCCATTTCATCATCTTGCTTGTTGGTTACGTAGATTGCACCCTCCATGTAAAGCGCATTGACACTTTTAATCTTAAATTCAGGAAAGTCACCAACAAAAATATAATCAATATTTTTTAAAAAGATTTCAGGCACAGAATCTTTTACAGATCTCAACGCTATGTCAATATTGAAATCTTTTGGCAAATCATCTTTTATGATAACCTGTATATTTCCAAGAGATTTTTCTTTAAAGCTTTTCTTGAATTTTTTACTAGACTCGGTTATATATTCTTTATTCACTACCAGGTCTCTTGGAAATAAACGGATTTCCACACTCAGGCTCATCAACATCAAAAGACCTTGAATCATCAATACCTTGTTGATAACCTCTTATAAAATTTTCTTCAGCTACAACCATTAAAAATTCTGGGAACTCCTGAGCGAAAACATCAACGATCATCTCTACGGTCACATTGTCATCATCAGGATTATTTTTTCGTCCTACATAATCTACAATCAAGTTCTGAAGTTCACAATTTGGTTGTATTTGCTTTTTAAGATGCTCATTTTTAAGCTCTTCATCTCCACTAAAATTTAATTTCATTTTTACTCCTTACAATATCTTAGCTGCCACAGATGCAACCCTTGACCTCTCGCCCTTTGTTAAAGTTATATGACCAGCTATCTCCTGATCCCTAAACTTCTCAACAACATATGAGAGCCCATTATTGGTTGCATCAATATAAATATTATCAATCTGTTCAATATCACCAGTTAGTACTATTTTAGTGCCTTCTCCAACTCTTGTCAAGACTGTTTTTATTTCATGTCTAGACATGTTTTGTGCCTCATCAATTATTATGAACGAGTTAGAAATAGAGCGACCTCTAATATAAGTCATGGCTTCAACCTCTATTCTACCTTCATCTATGTGCATCTCTAATGTCATCTTATCATTTCCAAAAAGAAATTGTAAATTATCTTGAATTGGAGCCAACCAAGGAAACATTTTTTCTTCCATAGTTCCTGGTAAAAATCCTATATCTTTACCTACTGGTTCTACTGGCTTAGTAACAAGTATCTTATTGTATATTCTATCATTTGCAACTTCACCAAAGGTTTGATGAAGCGCAGCAGCTAAAGCAAGGAGAGTCTTGCCAGAACCAGCTTTACCTATGAGAGTCACAACTGGTATATTTGGATCCATCAAAAGGTCTAAAGCAAACTGCTGTTCTTTGTTTCTTGGTCTTAGTGACCAGATGCCTTTTTTGAAGTTTGATATTTTTTTTACAGGCCTGGTGTAGTCTTTAAATTTAACTAGAGCAGATTTTTTGTCATTAAAATTGGATATAAGCATAACAAACTGATTTTTGCTAAGCGAAGTTCCTTCTTCAGACAAATAAACTTCCTCATCATTATAAATTTTATCAATTAATTGATCGTCAACCAGATGTTCAGTTAGTCCTGTATATAGACCACTAATGTCATCAACAACTTGTTCAGCGTTATAGTCTTCCGATATCAAATCTAAAGAGTCGCACTTAACTCTCATATTGATATCACGAGAAACAAGTATAACTTTTCTATTTGGATTTAAACTTTTTTCAGTTAACGCTGTAGCGATTATTTGGTTATCTGGGTTACTTAAGTCTAGATCTGGAGGCAATGAAGCCGAGTCATAGGACTTGACATATATGATGCCTTTTCCTTTTGCAATCCTAACACCAGATGATAAATTACCTTGTTCTCTTAACTTATCAAGCTTTCTTATAGTTTTTCTGGCATGAATACCCACAGGATCTTGCCGTTTTTTATGTTTGTCAATTTCGTCAAGAACTTTTAGTGGTATTACAATGTCATTATTGTTGAACGATTCAATTGAATTAGAATCGGTTAGATAAACATTAGTGTCTAGAACGTATATTTTTTTGGCCAAAACAAAACTCTCTTTCTTATACAGTAATTAGTTTGTTCTTAACTTCTTTCCCACTTGGTGGGTACTTTGTCGTAGTTTATTCTCTCTGAGACTTTAAATTTTTTTGGCATCTCATTTAGCTTTTCAATGACAACGTTCTCAACCTTTGGCTTTGGCTTTGCGGTACCTACCTTAGCGTTAGCAGTGCCACAAAGGCAAACAATTGTCAGTAATGTGTAAAACATTTTATGTGTTCCTTTAAAGATATATTGATTTTAAATATACTTATTATATAGGATAGCTTATGCACAGGTTTTTTTTACTTTTATTTCTTTTAATTTTGACCTCTTGTCAAACCCAGATGTTGGTGATGGGAAGGGCACCTATTCCTGCTGATTCATTTGCATATATTGAAGCCACACTTCATATTGAAGTTTGCACTGAATCTTCTGGTATGAGTGTTTGCGTAAAAGATTCTTTTAAATCAAGTGGATCTGGAATATCAATAGGAACTTTTAGAAATCATGGATCTATTGTGTTAACTGCAGGTCATGTTTGCGAGATAGATGAAGCCACACTTCCAACGGGCCTGGCAAAACATTATTTAACTTTCAGAATATTTGATAGATACGGACGACCACATGACGCGAAAGTGATAAACACAAATTATAAGAGTCCAGACATTTGTGCTTTATTTGTAAAAGGCGCTGCAATAAAAGGTGTTAAAATATCCAAGCAAAAACCAAAAATTGGGGACAAAATTTATTCTATGTCTGCCCCACAGGGAATATTTCACCCACCAGCAGTGCCTATACTTGAAGGAACTTATAGTGGAGATGCATATAAAGACAAATTCTCAGTCACAACAATACGTGCCATAGGTGGCTGCTCAGGTAGTGGAATATTGAATGAATCTGGCGAACTGATTGGTATTTTATTTGCTACTCACCCCGCATTTAACAGTATCACACTATCTTCAACATACAGTGCAACAATTGACTTTATACACGAGACGTTTGCAAAAATGGGACTTAAGGAGTAGAATACCAAGTCTCAAGAAGTTTTTCTTTTTGCTCTTTCATCATGGTGAGTCTTGCGGCGAAAGCCTTCTTACTTGCCGTCTTAG